CAAACGTCTTTTGCCGGAAGCCATGGAAGTGCGCGGATCCCAAAAGCCGGAAGACAAAGAAACGCGCTTGGTGCGCTTTTCCGAAGGCCGAGAGCGTGTCATCCTCACGAAGCCAAGCCTTGCTGGGTTCGGTTTAAACTGGCAGCATTGCGCACGGCAGTGTTTCGCGGGCATTAGCTTTAGCTACGAGAACTATTATCAAGCCGTTCGTCGGTCGTGGCGTTTTGGACAAAAGCGGCCCGTCGAAGTTCATGTTGTTTGCGCCGACACCGAACGTGCGATTTGGAATGTCGTGGCCCGGAAAGCTGGCGATCACGACGGCATGAAACGGGACATGGTAGCAGCCATGCGCAGGTCCATGAGCGAGCGATCCTCAAAGGTCGTCTATTCCCCAAGCCAGGAGGCCGCGCTTCCAGCGTGGGTGCAATAATGGTCGAGGTCATCAATCAGGCTCATGGCGAGCGGTTCGTGGCATTCAACGGTGATTGCGTGGAGGTTGTCGCCGAACTTCCGCCCGAGAGCGTTGGTTTCAGTATCTACTCGCCTCCGTTTAGTCAGCTTTTCGTGTACAGCGACAGCGAGCGGGACATGGGCAACGTCAAGAACGATGCCGAATTTTTTACTCAGTACGGCTTTCTGGTTCGATCGATTCTTCGCGCGACAAAGCCGGGCCGGCTAACGGCGGTGCATTGTTCCGACTTGCCTCGTACCAAGACGATGCACGGCACCGTGGGGCTTTATGACATGCCCGGCGACATGATTCGTGCGCACGAAGCCAATGGCTGGACCTATCACTCGCGCATCACGATTTGGAAAGATCCCGTTGTCGAGATGACGCGAACGAAAGCTTTGGGGCTTTTGTATTGCCAGATCCAGAAGGATAGCACGCGATCGCGCCAAGGCATGGCCGACTATGTGTTGGTCTTTCGAAAGACGCCGAGCGATGAAAAGCAGTCCGACAAGGTAGGCCAGGACGCGAGCGAATTTCCGGTCGATCAATGGCAAAAATGGGCATCGCCGGTGTGGATGGATATCAATCAAACCGACGTTTTGAACGTTCAGGCCGCGCGTGAGGAAAAAGACGAAAAACATTTATGTCCGTTGCAACTCGATTTGATTGAGCGATGTATTCGCCTTTGGAGCAATCGCGGCGACACCGTTCTATCACCTTTTATGGGAATAGGATCTGAGGGGTATCAGGCGCTTCGGTGTGATCGGCGTTTTCTCGGAGTTGAACTAAAAGAAAGCTATTTTTGGCAGGCGGTGAAAAACCTGGAATACGCCGAGGCGAGCCGCGACTCCTTGTTTGCAAAGGATGCCGCCGAATGACCGATTCCCTTCAATGGCGCCAGCGCGAGCTTCCATCCCCCGAATCCGTCCGCGCCACGATCCTCTCGGCTCAAACAATCCTGCGTCAAGCTGGACACAAGGGATGCGGTCTCTCGCGCGATCAGCATGCGTTGATTCTAGCGCAGCTCGATAAGCTCAACGCCATAGCCGATTTCTTGCAGGATCGCCGTGATAATGACAAAAGCTAGCTCCATCCGAAATCTCAAGAGGACTGTCGCCGATCCTCGAAGGCCATCAAAGCCGATCGCCATCGTGGTCCGTGAGATTTATGACGACCGAAATGGCGGGGCGCATGTGGCCGTGTCGCTGCCGGCTCTTGCCTTCATTGACGCCGCGCCCGTCCCGGAGCCCGTGGGCCGCATCGGCTATGCCCGGCATGCCCAGGCCCTACGAGAGGCCGATGACGCCCTGCGGTGGGCCGTGGAGCGCGCGGCGCGGTGTCGGGCGCGGAGGAAAGCGTGATGGCTCGCGTCCCTCAAACAGCACCAGAAACGCTCGCTTGTCTTCGCCACGAGCTGGCACGCTTTCGCGAGCTTCGGCGCATTCTGGTGAATAAAATCGGGCTGCATCGGGATCGCATTGATCAAACCAAAATCGAACTGGCCGGCGTCGAAGCGGAAATCGAAAAAATCGAAGCCGTTTTGGCGATGCGGAATGTGGAGGCGGTAAGGTGAGCGATCCCTGGTTCCGTTTTTTTCCTTCCGATTGGCTTTCCGGCGTGTCTGGCTTGTCCGCCGCAGAGCGTGGAGTTTATATTACGATTCTCGCCATTATTTATGACAATGGCGGCGCCGTTGCGCGCGACGACGTTCGGCTTTCTCGGCAATGCGGGTTGCCGAAGTCCGGCTTCTCGAGGGCCATTGACGGCCTACTTCTGACCGGGAAGCTCACCATGGAAGACGGATGTCTTTTCAATGCGCGCGCAAAAATCGAACTCACTGAGCGCGAAAATCGTAAGCTCAATGCGATTGAGGCCGCAAAGTCACGATGGGAAAAAGACAAGGAAAATCAACAAAAAGACAATGGGTCCGCATCTCCATCGCAATGCGGAACGAATGCTACGCGCGCGCCCATTCCACAACCACACTCTTCTAACGAAGAGATATCCTCACTTCGTTCGGATATGAAGCCGCCCCTCGTCGAAAATCCGATTTCGAGCCGAGGGAAACGAAAGATGGCCGAATTCGATGTTTTGACAATTCTCGGTCAGGTCGTTTGTAGCGAGACGGCCGCCGAGTTGGTTGAGCATCGAAAATCCCTAAAATCTCCGATGACCGCAGGCGCGGCAAAAGGTTTGGTTAAATCGTTTGCCGAGTTTGGCGACCCAGAACGCGCCGCGCGAGCGATGATGGCCAATGGCTGGAAAGGGTTTGAGGCTTCGTGGATGAAGGCGCGCGCCGGTCCGGGAAATTCTCGAACCGTTGGCCGATCCGCGCTCGAAGTTTTCAAGGATGAAATGGCAAATGCACAATCTCGAAATCCTCCCGTTGTGCACAAAGCACCTGAGCGTCAGACCCGACCAGAGCACCCCGACGATGCGCTCTTTCGTCGACCAGACCCGGAATCAACTGCATCCGGACGTGGAGGGGAGGTTTTGGATTTCGAGCCGAGCCGCGCCGTCGCGGGCGCAACGTGGCGGTCTTGAAAGGCGCCGGGACGCTTTGGCGGCCGGCATTCGGTCCGATGGTCCCGAAGCAATCAGGGGTAAGCTCGCGCTACTCATCGGCATTCTGCCGTCGCCGATTACCGACAACAGCGACCCAGAATTGATTATCTTGGCCTATCAGGCAGCGCTTTCCGATCTTCCCGCTTGGGCGGTAGAAGAGGCCTGTGACGCATCGCTGAAGGGCAAGATCGGCAACTTCGGCGGCCGGTATCGCCCGTCGCCTGGCGAGCTTCATGTTTATGCTGAAAATCTCGTCATGGTTTTCCTGAAGGAAAAGCGCGATCTTGATAAAATCCTTGCCGCCGAAGTGATCGACGATTCCGCCGAAAGCGTCGAGACACGCAAGCAAATGACGGAGCGCATTAAACGCGAGGTCGGTTTCGCCTTGAAAGCCAACGGGCGATATCCGCATCCCTTGGCCAAAGATTCCCGAGACGCCGATGCGGAGCGCGCCGAGGCCCTTCAAGCGCTTTCTGGCGTCTCTACCGCCGACATGCCCGCGCCCCGCATCTCGGACAGCCTACGGGCCTCTCTGGCAAGAGTGGCGGGGACGCTGTGAGCCTCGCTGGACAAGACACGCGGACATCAATGCCTTGCGTCGCCGCACTTGAGATTGAAATACGCGACGCGACCAAGCGCCGGCCCGTCAGCGGATGGCTTATCGATAGGGCCGAATTTGACGAGATGTGTAGGGAAATTGGGAATGCTCATAGGCTATGGCCGGTATGGGTTCGTGGCGGAAGTGCTGTTTGGTATATGGGGCGCAGCATACCGCCGAACCTCATTATCGCGAAAATTCCTGTTTTTCCGCGAGAAAACACGAATACCCCTATTGACTAATCTTATATTCCGTACATTTACTGAAAATAGGTAATTCATGAAGAGGAAATGCGGTTATGGGTGTCGCGACCCGTAAGCTGAGCCAGCGGAGTCACATGTTGGTCTTGGAAATCAAAAGAAGGGCCGAGGAACTAGCTCGCTCCGATCGTCGTGTTGTGGGCATGCGCGACGCGTCTCTTCTTGTTCCGAGGCGATATGTTGATGTTCCACCTCCGGTTGGTCAGCCTTTATTGTCGGAGAAGGCGATTGAAAGGCTTTACAAGGCCGGGGATCGGCCGCAATAATCATTGCAGCGGACGCGCATCATAGGCCGCGTAAGTTTCGAGACGTCGCGTTCCGGTGACGGAGCACACGCTGGCGATTGTGCTTGTGCCAGCATTGGCGGTGGGTCGTGCACACGCGATACCGCCCGTCTCGGATCCTTTTCGAAGGGAAGTTCTGGCGCCAGCCAGAGCTGAGAGGAAAAACCGCAACACTGGCCGGGCGTGGCCCAAGGGTAGGGATCTTAAAAACCCCGGATCGTGGGTCCCTGAAGCCGGTGCCAAGTCGCCAAGCGACAAGGCTAGGCCATATTACTGACGAAAGCGGGTGAGCGGCGCTATCGCCGCCCCTTCGGATCACTTTCGAGTTTCAAGCGTCCCGACGCGCTTGATAGGAGTCGGTGGCGACATCCTTAAGGTGGCCACGGGAAAGCGACGGGTCATCCGAAAAACAGCCGTCAGCGCGCAGGGCCAGAGCGCCGTGGGTCAGCCCGTAACGTCTGATCGCAAGCCGGTTCCGAGGCCGGTATGCCCCAGGCATAGGGAGACGACCTCCCGAGTGCCTGGGGCGTTATTTATTTGAGTCGCGCTCAAGCGCGGTCATCAGTCGCCTGATCAGGCCCTCAAGCGCTGGCGCTCGGCCAGCGCACCATCCGTCTAGCGTCGAACGTGGAACGGATAAAGCGGTCGCGGCTTGGTTACGGGTATAGCCTTGGCGCTTGATCCAGGCTTTAAGGTCGGCGGCGAAGGTCATAACAGGCGGTCTCTTTCAAGCGCCCTCGGGATATTCGCGGTCGCCGTTGTTCTGGCGGGCGTATGACCGTGCCGAACCGACCCGATGCGGATTGTAGCCTTCTCCGCCCTCGTTGTAAGCCAAATCGTAGGCGCGTTCGGCGGCTTGCTCGGTCGCCCAATCGGCAGCGGTTTCGTCCGCCCATTTGGCGTAGCGAGCGCGCTCCGCCGCGCCAAGCGCGAATTGAGCAGCGGTTAGCATGATATTGACGGGACGTCCGGCGGCGTCCTTTGCCAGTACGATTGCCACGGCGCCTTTCGCGCGAAATGTGGGCAGTTGATCCCGAAGATAATGGCGAGGGTTGGCGTCGATCTCGGCCAGCGAAAGCACGAAGCAAAACTTTTGGGTCCCGACATTCGCGTGGTCGCCCACCTGGGCGACCTCCCAACCGTTAGGGAGCGTGCGCATTACGACGGGACAGGCTACGAAATCGGTCATCTGCTTGTCTCCACCCCTGATCCGGCGAGGCGCCCGTTCGATGACCAAACATAGCACGCTGCTATATATAGTCAACTGCTATATGCGGGATCTTGCTCCAATCCCTACAAAGCGCGGCGCGCTTGTTTGGTTTTTCTCCGCTCTAAATCTTCCTCGATCAGCGTCCGAATGTAGGTCGAGGCCGTCCGCCTTTCCGCAACGGCGATAGCGTCCACCTCCGCTTTGAGGGCGGAGGGCAGGCGGACCTCAAGGCGAGTGTCGCGAGATCGGGGTCCGATTGTCATTTTGCCTTGCTGGATTTCTTGAGTTTTCGGATGCCTTTGCGATAGTCTGATGAAATCGCTTTCGCAAACTCATGCAGGTAGTGCATGTTAATGTCCTCGACGTAAGCGGTGGCCTCTTCCTTAGTGTCGAAAAGCGCCGCAACCAGTTCTTCGCTGGTCATTGTATCAAGCTCATCGGTCCTCATCTCTCTCCATAAGGCCAGGGAAAATGGCGGGGCAGCCTTTACCTTATGCCAGCGATAGCAGCGAGTTCGTCGTCGAGGTTTATGGCCTCGCTATTTTCCTCGAGTTCTTTTAATTTTTCTTCAGAGACGATATGAGGTGCGTACAAATTAAACTCACGATCTTGATTGAGATGGTCGCAAAAGCGCTCGGCGTTATCGTATGTGCCCCAGCAATAGATCGCGTTTGCATTGTAGACCGCCAAGCGAAACCAGCGCTCGTCAGCCATATCCAGCGCGACAAGTTCTGAGGGTTCATCTTTGGTCATCGTCTTGCTCCGTTCTGATGGTTCTACTGTACGGATTTGTACGGATATGTCAACAGGGAAAATGAGGGTTTCAAGAATTTTTCGCGCGCGCTCGGCGGAAGTGCCCTGTGGAATAATAAGAAAAGGTACTATTCTTAATGCGCCATAGCGCTATATGGTGTTGATATCATGGAATATTTTTTGGGGATTTAGCGATGACTCTTGCTATCGTTGAGCCTAGCCCATACCTCAGCGACCCGCGTGTCGATGTCGTCGCGAAAGCCCTGGCTTGGTCGGAGCTGACCGAATATGGGCGTTTAAAATGCGATTGGGAAAAAGATTTTAGCGAAAGGGAGCGCGCTCAATATCGCGCGACCGCGATTGAAATCTTGTGGGCCTTGGATGCCGTTGCTCGCAAGCTATAGACAGCTCGTCCCTCAAACTGTAGACTCTCCAAACAGCTTGCGGAGGCGGCTTTGCTCAAGACTGTCGTCCTGATATGCGCGGTGTCCACACCTCAGGATCAATGCACGCAGGCAACAGCGGTGGACGTCATCCAGGGCGAGCGCGTGAATACACCTCAGCAATGCGCGTTTCTGGGTCAGGCATTGTTGGCGCCGACGTCTGTCGCGCCCGAGCCCGGCAGGCAGTATGCGAAGATCGTGTGCGTGAGGGATCGGGAGGCGCGCCGATAAATGCCCGGCGTTATGCAACAGATCGACCCGCCTTGGCCCGTGTATGTGGTCGACGGCAACGGCCTGACCGAGGCCGGCCCTGGCATGTGCGCGATGGCTCTCGATTATGGCCCTGATTACCACACCCTATGGTGCGTGTTTATGGATCGCGACGGCTCGCCCTATTGGGTTCCGATGCAGTATATTCGATCGCAATTTAACGCGAGCTTGGGGCGGTTTGATGGCCTTGGTGTCAAGGCGCGCGCGGCAGGCGGGTGGCCGCCGGATCGGGAGTGAGGGTGACAATGGAAAGCGATGACGATTACCGGGCGCGGTTGAATCAAACCCTTTCAATCCGATATAGAAAGAAAATACATATTCCAGACGGAATGCCGGGCGTTGATTTAGATTATATTGGCGCGAAGCAATGCGTTTTCAGACACCTCGTGGCATCGGTAATTCCAAAAAGCGAGGCTACGCCCCCACGCGAACCCTTGGTGGACTGGAACATCGGCCTGGACGAATGGCGCCGGCGGATTGCGGCGATGGGGAATATCTCGACATGGACGTAAGGAGAGAAAATGGGCAAGCGGGGACCTCAACCATTGGCCGGCTCTCGCTACCCGAGCGGCGACCTTAAGCGTGGTGGCACGCAACAGCGGCTCAACGAGCTAAGCCGGCGCCAACAAGAGGAAATCCTCTCCGTGGTCAAAGCCCAGCCCCACAGGCGCGGAAGCATCGATCCCTTGCTAGGACACGCCGCTGGGCGCTTTATCAAGGCCCACGGCCTCGCCAGGGCGGTCTACGATGGGTGCGAAGCCTATCTCAATTACGAGACTAAATATCTTCACGCGATTGGCTCGCCCCGAGGCTACGACAATCACGAGGGCGGCTCTGGCGCAGGCGCCGCGCCCGAGCAAATCAAAAACTGGCTCGCGAAAATCAAGCTGGTTGAGCACGCGCTGAAGCAAAAGTTCGGGTGGGACTGCTACTGCTTGGCGCGGCGTCTCGTGATCGAGGATCAAGAGGTTCCGGCGGGTAACGACCGCATCATGATTTCAGCTTTGGCGGAGATTGCGGTGGCGCTAGATTTCATGGATCGAAATCCGCATCCTTTTGTCGATTGACAAGGCTTGGCGTTGGGGGTAATTATAATCACAAGTGGTGGCGTGGGTTTGAGCTTGAACGTAGCCATTTAGGGTTTTAAGAGCGCGGACCATGAATTTCAGGCCCTGTCCGGAAGATAACGGCGAGGGGCGATGAATCGGCCATATTGGCCCATCGTTGGGCTTGCCGCCCGTGAGCGTTACCGACTTCATGCGCTTAGCGTCTTGGAGGGTCACGTAAGTAGGATTAATGCGATGTCTTCCGTCGACATGGAGGCGTTGCTTCGCGACGATACCGCGATCACTGTTGGTCGATCCAATCAATCGCATTGGTCTGTTTTGGCCCTCGCCGCTCTCTGTCTCTCGCTGGGCTGTGTGCTGGCGAAAGTAGGGGGGTAGCATTATCCCCTCTTCTCTTTCCGCCTACGATACCACGTCCGCCTCGACATCCCGAGCGCTTCCCATGGCTTTGTGGCTTCGATCGTGGATCGCCTGTCCTCAAGGCGCGCGCGGCCTTTCTTCGCGGGCGCCACTCCCCGTGCGGGCTCCGGCTTCGCGCCGTGCTCTGATGGTTCTATGTCGGTGATGCGTATCATCGCACTAATTTGGCACCGAAATGGTACTAGCGCAATGGATGGCATGTTCGGCGCGGTCGAGAGTGAGTAAGGCGTGAGCGAGGATAAAAAGCCGCGTCATGCCCCGGATTGGGAAGCGATCGAGCGAGAATATCGGGCTGGCGCGCTATCCCTTCGCACCATCGCCGCCATGTATGGCGTCACGGAAGGCGCGGTACGCAAGCGAGCTTTGAAGCTTGGATGGGAACGTGCTCTTGCGGAAAAGGTTCGCAAGCAAGTCTCGGAAAAGCTTGCTAGATTAGACGGTACGCAAAACGGTACGCGCCCCCAGCGCGATGCGGAAATCGTCGAGGCGGCGTCGCTTAGGGGGCTTGAAGTTGTAACCTCTCATCGGAGAGATTTGGCTCAGCTTCACGCTCTGAAGCGAACCATCGCCATGCGGCTGGCGGCGCACCTGAACGGGGAGCCGCCGGAGGGGCCGTTTATCGGCGAGAAGGAGTCGCCGGGCGATTTGCTTGATAAGCTCTCAAGGATTGACGCGCGCCTCATTCCGATGGAGAGGCAGGCGCATAATTTGGATGAGGCCCCCGTGGCGCCAATTTCGTCTAAGACGGCGGAGGTTCTTAGCGCCACCGACCCCGTTGAGGCCGCACGCGCCTATCACCGCCTCGTAAGCGGAACCGAGTGACCGTGTGCAAGACTTTGACTTCCGCAACCCGGATTACGTTTCGGTCTTCAAGAGGCGGGTCGAGGCGTTAAGTAGGATACGAGCAAACCCCGATCATTTGCCGGCGCTCAAGGCATATTACAGGGAGCATCCGGCGCAGTTCATCACGGATTGGGGCTGTACCGTCGACCCTCGGAATGTCGAGGTAGGTAGGCCGGTAGTGGTCCCGTTTATTCTGTTCCCGCGTCAGGTTGAATGGATTGATTGGGTCATAGAAAGCTGGCGAGCGCGGCGACCTGGCGTTTCGCCCAAGAGCCGCGAATCTGGCGTTTCGTGGGTCGCGGTCGCGCTCTCGTGTACCTTGTGCTTGTTCTATGAGGGCATGGGGATTGGTTTCGGCAGTCGAAAAGAAGAATATGTCGATAAAATCGGCGCTCCGAAATCGCTGTTCTGGAAGGGAAGAAAGTTTCTAGAAACGCTTCCTCTTGAGTTTCGCGGCGGCTTCGACCCAAAAACAGACGCGCCGCACATGCGGATTCAGTTTCGCGGGACGGGCAGTATTATAACCGGAGAGGCGGGCGACAATATCGGGCGCGGTGATCGGGCCTCGCTCTATTTCGTGGACGAGGCTGCTTTTCTTGAGCATCCCGAAACGGTTGAGGCGGCGCTGTCTCAGACGACCAATTGTCGGATTGACGTCAGCACGGCTAACGGCATCGGCAACCCGTTTCATCGCAAGGTCATCGAATGGCCGGCCGAGCGGGTTTTCCGGTTTCATTGGCGCGACGATCCCCGCAAGGACGACGCTTGGTACGCCAAGCAATGCGAAGAGCTAGACCCCGTTACGATAGCCCAAGAATTGGATATTGACTTCGCCGCCTCGGTCGAGGGCGTGTTGATACCATCGGCTTGGGTCCAGGCCGCGATCGACGCGCATGTGGTGCTAAACGTAGCGGCTTCTGGCGAACGTTTCGGCGCCCTCGACGTCGCGGATGAAGGGCGAGACGCCAACGCTTTCTGCGGCGCCCACGGCATCCTCATAGAGGCCATTGAAGAATGGTCGGGCAAGGGTGACGATATCTTCGGGACAACGCAGCGCGCGTTTGGTCTATGTGATGACTTGGGTTATCGCAAGTTCCGCTACGACGCGGATGGCCTTGGCGCGGGCGTTCGCGGCGACGCGAGAGTGATAAACGAAAAGCGGTGTGAAATAACCCGCGATCGGTTGGTTACAATTGAGTCCTTTCGGGGGTCTTCTGGTGTCGTGCGTCCCGAGCGAGAAGACGTCAAGGGCCGTAAAAACCTTGATTTCTTTGCCAACCTGAAATCTCAAGCGTGGTGGTCGCTGCGTGTTCGTTTTCAAAAGACGTATCGCGCGGTAAAAGAAGGGGCTTTGTTCAAGCCCGATGAAATTATCTCAATACCATCGAGCCTAAAGCTATCAGGTAAGCTCGCGATGGAGCTGTCGCAACCGACGTTTAGCGTCAACGCCGTGGGTAAGGTCCTTATAGACAAGGCCCCGGATGGGGCCAAGTCGCCCAATCTCGCGGATGCCGTTATGATACGCTTCGCGACTTTGCAAGGCGCCTTGATCATATCCGACGAAGACCTCGCCCGCTCGCGCATTTCAGATCGCTTTCGTAGGGTATGACCTTTGGCGAAAGTACCCGAGACACGCAGTAAGGCAGCTATTAAACAAGCCAGCTACCGCGCGAGACAAAAGGCCAAGCCGAGCGTGGCGCAAGACAAAAACCCAAAGGGGTTGTTCGTCAGCCATTCCGAGCTGGCCTATTCGGTTCGACGCAAGCGAGCCAAGACGCCCACGACCCCATGGGTATTGCCGAAGCCAGCGCCCGGTGTGCTGCCCGAAGCATCCGTCAAGTTCGCGATGGACGAAGTTGGAAGCTTCGGCGCGATATCTGGTTGGGCTGGCAACTATTATAACATGGCGTTTACCGAGGGACTTCAGTTTCTCGGTTATCCCTATCTCGCGGAATTAGCGCAGCGGGCGGAATATCGCCGGCCCGTCGAGATAATCGCCACGGAGATGACGCGCAAGTGGATACGCTTGCATGCCACGGGTGACGAGGATAAAAGCGACAAAATTCAAGCCATCGAAGCCGAGATGGATCGCCTGGGTGTTCAGGCGGCTTTTAAAAAGATCGCCGAACACGATGGGTTCTTCGGCCGGGCGCATCTCTATCTCGACACCGGCGCCACGGACGACACCGAAGAACTGTTAACGCCGATCGGAGATGGGCAGAGCGACCTAAGTAAGAAAAAGGTCGGCAAGGGCGGTTTGAAGGGGCTTCGAGCCGTCGAGGCGGTCTGGACTTACCCAACAAACTATAACTCGAATGACCCGCTGAAGCCAGATTGGTATAAGCCCGACACGTGGTTTGTGATGGGCAAGCGGATACATTCGTCGCGCCTCTTGACGTTTATCGGGAGGCCGGTTCCCGATTTGCTCAAACCGGCATATTCGTTTGGCGGCCTCGCTCTCACGCAAATGGGCAAGCCGTACGTTGATAACTGGTTGGAGACGCGCCAGTCCGTCAACGATGCTATATCGGCCTATTCCGTGTTCGTCCTAGGCACGAATATGGAACAGACGCTTCAGGTCGGCGGCGGCGCGCTGGATCGGCGCGTCGAGGCATTTAACAACTACCGCAACAATCGCGGTACGATGTTGATTGATAAAGACCTTGAGACATTAGAAAATGTCTCGGCGCCGCTTGGGTCTCTTGACCTCCTACAGGCCCAGGCGCAAGAACATCAGGCAACGCCATTTGGCATTCCGCTAGTTAAATTATTTGGCGAGACGCCTTCGGGGCTCAATGCGTCAAGTGACGGAGAAATGCGCTGCTTTTACGATTGGATCGGAGCGTATCAATCGGCCTTTTACGAGGTCAACCTTAGAACCGTCATCGGATTTATTCAGCTTTCCCTTTTCGGTCAGGTCGACGAAGAAATTACTTTTGAGTTTGAGCCGCTTTGGGAGCTGAACGAAAAAGAAAAGGCGGAAGTCGAAAAGATCGAAGCCGAGACCGCGCAAATCCGCATTGATAGCGGGGTCATTGCCCCGGCGGAAGAAAGACTTCGCGTCGCGAGCCAGCCCGATACCCCTTATCATGGGCTGGACCCAGACGACGCGCCGGACCTTTCCGAAGAGGAACACCAAGGGCTTGTCGTGCGCGGCGAGAAAGGCGAAGGTAGCTCCGAAGGCGATTGACGGAGCGTAACCCTTGGTTGAGTTAAGCCTAAGCGACATCATCGGTGGTGAGCCTTTCGATTTTTCCAAGATGCCCGACAGGGTGTTCGTGTTGCTGGAATCCGGCGACGATCACGGGTGCTTCCCTTGGTCTAAGCGCGACGTGGACGATGCGGTCGTTTTCGTTCAGGCCCCCGCATTCGCGGATGGCGCTTTCCTGGCCGTCGAGATAGCCCCTAGCTCTGGTTATGGCGTTCTGGGGCCTATTGAGGCCATGGTGAGAGAGCATGCCCATTGCCTTGGCTACGGCGCCTTCTACGTCCAAGAAAAGACGCCAGCCAAGGTCTAGCGGGGAGCAAGTCCTACCGGCCGTTCGACCGAATGTAGGTCTCGAAATTTGGTATCAACGCAAGCTTGAGTGCCTGATTGACGAGATGGCAAAGTCTGTGACCCATTGGGTTCGGGCCGGCTACCGAGCCAATACGCCGGAGATCGCACAAGACGAAAGCCCGGCGGAGGCCCTACGGCGGCTTCTGGGCATTTTGAAGCGCCGGTGGTTCAAGCGCTTCGACAAGGCCGCCCAGGACCTCGCTACGTACTTCTCGACCGCCGTTTCGAAGCGGTCCGATGCCACGCTGAAGTCCATCCTCAAAAAAGGTGGATTCGCGATCGAATGGAAGATGACGCGGGCTCAAAACGACATCATCCGCGCCTCGATCGCCGAAAATGTCTCGCTGATTAAATCCATCCCGCAGCAATATCTGACCAATGTCGAGGGGATGGTGATGCGGGCCGTCCAAGTCGGCGGCGACGTCGGTGGCCTAGTCAAGGACTTGCAGCGCGAATATGGCATCACGCGCCGCCGGGCGGTGATTATCGCGCGGGATCAGAATTCCAAGGCCAATGCCAACCTCACGCGCGCGCGACAAATTGAAATCGGGGTTACGGAGGCGATATGGCTTCATAGTCATGCCGGTCGGAAACCGAGACCCACGCATGTCGCCATGGACGGCAAGCGGTATAATGTGGTCGAGGGCATGTATGATCCGGCCGAGGGAAAGCATATTTTTCCGGGGCAGCTCGTGAATTGCAGATGCCTTAGCCGATCGGTGACGCGGATGTATAAGGCGACAAGGGTGAATTGATGGCGCTTGACGGTTACTCCATTGAAGTTACAGACTATTTCAACTACAGTCCCGGCTTCGAACTGGCTATTATCAATTGGGTTGGCATGGTGGCTGTCGGAACGCTTCCGCCCACGCTGATTTACGGTTGGGATATGCCGACCATATACGCCCGTCATAGCGACACTGGTCGGGTGATTGGCGTCATTGTCTGGACCAAGGTTGAGTCTTCGAAAGAAGCCTATGTGATTTTCGGGGTTGTCGACGAGTGTCATCGCCGGAAGGCTGTTTATAACGCGCTCTACGGAAAGCTTGTCGAAATCGCCCGCGAGGCCGGCCTTCATCGGGTGACGGGCGCCACCACGACCGGGAACCCCGCGATGCAATTGGTCGCAAAGGCTCAGGGGCGAAAGATCGCGTCCGTGCAATATACGCAGGAAATATAATGACCGGCATCATGGACGAAACCTTGGACATCTCGCCAGCCGGTCTCGCGAAGGCCGTCGAGAGCATGGCGAGACGCGGGTCTGGCGATACCATTGCCGTCCCCGCCGACTGGAATGAATGGCTATTCGACGCCATGGCCGAAGCGGAATATGGACGTCGTGTACCCGCTCATCTCATTGCGGTTTCTCCGGTCCCCTGGTTGTGATCTGAAAAATAGGGTCGAGTTCGTATCCCTCGACAACTACGATGATCTTGCCGTCCTTGCCAATTGGTTTCGACATAAGCTCCGCTTCTGGCGGAAGATGACGAAGCATCTCAATTAGTTCGCGTACGGTCACGGTTCGCTCCTTACAATTCGGCGCTCGTCTATCTCGGCAAGATAGCTATCGTCGTCGCGAACCGAGTCGCTATCGCCATATGGCAGCGCCCACCAACCACAATCGTCGTCGTTGTGAAACTGAGCTACGACCCATTTATTGGAATCGTAGAAATAATCTCGCACCCAATAGAACCCATCTTCACGGGGCTTTGAAGGGGTCTCCGGCGAGTCGTCCCTCGCGATGGCGATGGCATCGTTTAGGCCGGCGGCCATTTTATCAAGGGGTTTTGGGTCATTATCTACCTCTGTAGCGGCGGGTGTGTCAGCTGCGATCACGGATGGCCCAACCTTCGCTTTAAGTCCGCAATAAGGGCAAAAAGCAACCTGTGAACAATATTCATCGTTGCTCACCCAAAGCGTTCCGTCTAGGGATTCTCCGCAATATGCAATTGATTCGCCATAGCCTGCACTAGGCAAGGTTCCTTTGCATTGATGTCTGGTTTCTTTGCTCATCATCTACCTCGGTGGTTTCGGCAGCGTCTCACGCGCCGCGTTGATGCGATTGCGCTTCTCTTCGAGGGCGCAGCGTTCCGCGACGTCGCGTTTGATATCGTTTATGGCCCATTGGTAAGCGTCTCGGACCTCGGTATCGGAGAGCTGGTCAGCCCAGCGCCATACGGTGTCTAGGTCCACCATGATTTCAATCTCGCGCTGGCGAGATGTACAGGCGAACGACGCGGTGCGGCTGATCATCTCTTGATGGGCGGCGGCACGCAGGTCGGATGTGCGGGCCTGAATGTGGTTGGTGGAGGGGGCGACTTCTATCATCGGATGATTCCTAATATCTTGTCTGTCAAACTTTGCTTTTTCAACTCAGGTCGCGGAACTTCTTGGTAGTAAGGCGCCGGGTCAAAAGAGGCTGATGGGTCGATATTTTCAATGGCTGCGCGAAGTTCGCGGCCAAGAGTCAATAGTGGCGTGCCGGGCGGCAACGTGTTGGCGATGTAAAGCGCGCTAGCTGTAGTGATTAGGAGCTTGCGTTCTTCTGGGGTCATTCGGTTTCGTCCTTTGGTTCGCTGATAGCTCCGTAATCTTTAAGCCCATCAGTGCCGTAAAACGGCGCAAGGTAACAATCCGAAACCGCCTTGAAATTAAGAGCCGGCGCGGATGAAGAGCGCGCCACCAACATCAGGTTCGTCCGCGCCCAAGCCGAAAGCGACAAACCTCGCGTTCTAGCCGCTTCCTCAAACGCCGCCTTATCCTCGGCGCTGACGTGAATCTTGATCGTTTCTGGCAATGCTTTCATGCCCCAAACATACCCCATGACGGGCCTTTCGACAACAGGCATATAGTTAAATGTCCATCGAAAAGGCCTCCAAATCCGCCGTCCATTATCGCGACGGTGACGGTGCTTTGCGCTGCAAAAACTGCACGAAGTTTGTCGAGCCCGACGTCTGCACGCATGTCGCTGGCGAAATCAATCCCGCGTATGTATGTGACCGGTTTGTTTGGCAGGAACCCCCAAAGGGCGGCGCGGAAGATAGCGTGGTCCTGGCCTACGACAAGGCATCCGTTCGCAACTATGACGCGGACGGGCGTCTTCACGTCGAGCGTACGCCAATCAGCAAGGCGAATATCTGCGAATATTGGGGGCGTGAGATTCCCGACGCGGAAGCGCTTGGGCTACAGGCCGACCGCAAATACCGCCTTCTGCGTCATCCCGATGAGCTTCGCAAGGGCGCTGACACATTCAACAATATGCCGTTGTTGCGCGATCATGTGCCGGTATCGGCGAATGATCACCAGCCAGACAAGGTCATCGGATCGACCGGCACCGACGCCAAATACGAGCACCCCTATCTCACCAACTCGCTCGTCGTCTGGGCAAAAGACGACATCGAAAAAATCGAGCAAGACCTAAAGCGCGAGCTTTCGTCCGCTTATCGCTATCGCGCCGACATGACCCCCGGGACGTATGAAAACCAACCATACGACGGGGTCATGCGCGATCTCAAAGGCAATCACCTCGCCGTGGTTCGCGAAGGCCGAGCTGGGGCGGATGTCCTCGTGATGGACGCCAAGACTTTTGAAACGGAGATAACACCAATGTCAAAAACCCCCCTGACGCGGAAGGCTACCCTCGTACAGGGCGCGCTGACCGGGTTTCTTCTGCCTCGCCTTGCCGCCGACGCCAAGATCGATGTCGCGCCGCTGCTGGCCTCCGTAACCGCCGCGAACTACGCGAGCGAGCGAGCCAGTATCCTCGAAAGCGTCACCAAGGCCGCCAAGGGCAAGCTCGCGTCCGACGCCAAGCTTGATGGCCTGGACCGTATCCTTCTCGCGCTCGACGCTCTCGAAGCCGAGGAAGACGACAAGGACAAGAAGAAAGCCGAAGACGCCGATTGCGACATGCCCAAGCCCGGCATGAAAGGCGACAAGAAAGCCAAGGACAAGAAGGCGAGGGACGGGTCCGACGACGACATGGATGCCATGGACGAAGAGGACGACCCCGAGGATGAGGACGCCGATCCTGAAAAGACAAACGGCAAGAAAGCCAAGGACAAGAAGGCGAAGGATGCCGAGATGAAGGACGGGGTCACGAAGAGCGCGATGGACGCGGCGCTTGAAAATGAGCGCGCCCGCCAACGCGAGGTTCGTGACGCCGAGCGCTTCGTCCGCCCGTGGGTTGGCGACCTCACGATTGCCTACGACTCCGCTGACGATGTTTATAAGGCGGCTCTTGAGGCGCGCGGCAAGCCCGTCAAGGGCATCCACCCGTCCGCCTATCGCACCATCCTTGAAATGCTTCCGAAGCCAGGCACCGAAAACCGCGTCTCGCATTCGAGCCGCGTCGCCATGGACTCGGCGGGCACCAAATCATTCGCCGACATGTACCCCGGCGCCATGAATATTCGCATCACCGCCTAATAGGCACACTTCAAACAAAGGAGCGCGCCCATGTCCGGCGGCATTCAGCAACTTGTAACCACGCAGCCGGCGCCTGGGATTGCCGGTGATTTCTGCTCCGCGAACCCGCGCTATTCCGTCGATGCCGGCCCTGGCGGCCTTATTGCGGGTCCAAACGGGGTCGCTGTCGCGCGTTTCGCGTGGGCCTCGTACAATAACGTTGATGGAAACAGCGCCCCGGCTGCTGTAAACAACTTCGGTTCCGGTCCCGTCACCGGATTCGTCGGGCGCGCTCAGCAAGGTCTCATCACGACCTATCTCAGCGACGCGGGCGTCACTATTCCCGCTGGCTTCATGGTCACGCTTTACTCGGCGGGCGACTTTTGGGCCACGAATAGCGGCGCCACGCAGGCCCTCCCTGGCATGAAGGCTTATGCTTCCTATGCTACCGGCCTGATTACTTTCGCCGCTACGGGCAACGCGACCACGGCGAGCGGCAGCGCGTCGAGCATTGCCGCCGGCACGTCGTCCGTCACGGGCTCGATTTCTGGCAATGTCCTTTATGTCACCGCCGTAGGGTCTGGCACTCTATATCCCGGCACGACGATCTCGGGAACCAATGTCGCCAGCGGCACGGTTATTGTCAGCCAGCTTTCGGGCACGACGGGAGGTGTTGGCACTTACGCCGTCAGCATTTCCGAGCAGACGGTCGCTTCGACCACCATCAGCGGCACCTATGGCACCTTGACGGTTGGCGGCACGGTGACGGGCACGTTCGTCAACGGCGCCGTTCTCTCGGGGACCAACGTCGTGACGGGAACCGCCATTACGGCGTTTCTTACCGGTAGCGGCGGCGCTGGCACCTATGTTGTCAATAACAACACGGTCGTCAGTTCCACGGCCATCACCGGCGCCACCAACGTTGAGACGTCTTGGTATTGCCGATCGGTCGGCCTTGCTGGCGAAATCGTCAAAATGAGCAACCTCCCGGGTATCGGCTAACACAAGAGAAGCGTTTCCGCAGCCACGGAGGCAGGGCGCGATGAAGTTTTCCCTCTTCATCGGTGGCCGGGACGAAGGTTTTCCTTCCCCTGTTATCGCGCCGGGCGTGGCTGATCTCGGCCACCGATGGGGCACCAATCCGAAGCCGCCGGCCGCCATAGAGGCGGCTTTTTGTTGGGCGTCCAAAACCTAAAGCATGCGTTCCGCAGCCACGGAACTACATCGCGCGATGAAGACCCCTTTCCTTCATCGGAGCCATCTATTATGAATTATCAAGAGGCCGTTGCGCTGTACAGCGAGCATCGCGGCATGCTCGCCCAGCGCGGTGTCAATCTCCCCGAAGTGCGTTCCTATGTGCCCGATGAGTTCCGCTATGACTTCGGTCTGGCGATGGACGCTCAGCCGGGCCTCTCGACG